TTAATAACCATCCGATCCTGTGGCGTGGGGCATGGATGGGGCAAACTCACTCAATTTCTGGTTGAGGATAAGTACCTGGTCCTGGTTATTTTCAGCCATCCAGGATCCATATACCCGATAAACCATTTGCGCGTCGGTGTGTCCCATTTGCTTCGCGATGAAGTTAGGGTTAGCACCGGCAGCTAACGACCAGCATGCATAAGTGTGTCGGGATTGGTATGCTTTGCGATAGCGAATCCCGGCGCGCCGCATTGCTGCCTCCCATGACTGGTTAATCGACCCCACAGCGTAATGATGCCCGGCACGGCCATTACGCGCAGCGATCTGTGGGTTGAACACGAAAGTGCACGGATGCACATCAGTACGACCATACTCGCGCAGTTTCACTTCAACCTGGTACTGCTTGCCCAGGCGTGTTAATTCGGCCTGCCTCTTCAGCACGTCGATCGCTGGCTGAATGAGGTTGATGATGCGATCCGTTCCGGCGTCCGTTTTCGGAAGGGTGAACTCCTTCGTCAAAGTATGGTTCCGGCGGATGATCATCGTGCCTGCTTTCAGGTCAATATCTTCCCAGGCAAGAGCTACCAGCTCTCCGTGACGTACTCCGGTATAAACTGCCAGCGACCACATGTTTTTCAACTGCTGATGAGTGCATGCGTTAATCATCCGGATGAACTCTTCTCGCGTCAGTGGGTCAGGCTCAGTGCGTGCCCGTTTGAGCTGAGAAATACCATTAAACGGATTCGCTTTTACATACCCGCTATCAGCTGCAAAGTTAAACATACCTGACATGGTTCTCATGTAGTTGTTCACCGTTCTGACAGAGCGCCCTTTCACCGGTGTTTTCTGTCCTGTCTTCAGGACGTGATAACCGGTCAGCAATTCCTTTCTGATAAACAGCAGGTCTTCCTGCGTCACCGCTGAAGCCAGTCTGTCTCCGCCTATCCTTGGCACCATGTTGCGCGCTATTGATGTATAGCGAGACATAGCGTTGGTGCTGATTTCCATGCGCTTCAGTTCAAGCCACTTCTTCGCCAGTTCCATCACTGTTATTTCCTTACTCTCCACCCCGAATTTCTTCAGGTTAGGCGAGTCAGGAAACTGGGCGGCATAGTTGAAGTTGCCGGTCTTTATCGAAAAGCATACCGACGCGCGCAGCTCGCCAGCGACCTTTCTGTTTTTTGGTGTATCCGGCACGCCGAGGCTTTCACGCACCCGGCTGCCTTTATAGATGAACCATATGCGGAGCGTACCGCCATGGTTCTCCACGCCTGTTGGGTATGCTGACTTAGCCATTATTCCCTCCTGACGTCCAAGAGCCCGCTAAGCATAAACGGATCTTCATTGGCGCGCACCTGGCTGTTTCTTTGACATGCTCTCAACCCACTGGTCGACAGCTTTACGGTTGTACATGCATTCGCTGTTTTTCTTCGGCACGCCGTCCGGTGAGACGTGAAGGTATTCCCGTCCTACCATCCAGCATTTTTTGCGGGCCCGCTCGATAGTGCCCGGGCGAAGGCCGGTAATCTCGACGAGCTTTTCTTCTGTTACCCAGTCGTTGGGCACGATCAAGGTCATTTCGCTCATGGGTGTCTCCAGGCAAAAAGAGGCCCGGCGTACCGGGCAAAAGGGATTACGTGGCAGTGCTTTCGCACCCAATAGCCAGCTCATAACTGGCTATCAGTTGCGTCATGGTTTGATGTGGAGGCGCGGCTCCCCGTCTTTCGGTTCCGGCCACTGGCGCGCCATGTTCACCTTCAGCTTTTCTTCCAGCGCCTCGGTGATTTGCTCATCGGTGATACCGGCGCGCCGCTGCGCGTCCCATAGCAGGAACTGCATATCAGCCCATTCGCTGAGGTCGCCGGGATCGGCGGCAGCTTCCAGCGCTTCTTTAGAAAGGTGTTTCAGCGGTCCGATAGGGCCGACATTACCGAAGGTCTTTTCTGACCATTCAGCGTGGCGCCGCCGGATCAGGTTTCTGGTGAACTGTGATTTCTTCGATTCGTAAGGTTTCACGCTCTCTCCTCATGCCGCGCGCTTGGCACGCAGCGATTTAATGTGCTCGCTCGTCTCCAGTTCGGCGCGTATCTGTGCCTCCTCACGGTGATCGAGGTGCTCAAAGTCATTGTTGAATCTGTCGATTGAAGCGGTGTTGATCCGGCCCTGTCGCCAGTAGCGGACTATCTGTGATGTGCAATTGTGGATGATGACGGGCCAACCGTGCTGGTCAGCGTAAATCTGACCCCGCTGAATTAGCTGGAACATTGGCTGATCTCTCGAATGGGTTAGCGTTAACCATTAACCAAGCCACGGATAGAAGTTCTGGTGACGCTTTGGTCAGTACCTCTAGAAGCAGGCGCTTTTCTGCCAAATAAACTGTTGCGAACGATTGGTCATGCATTAGCACACTGGAGCAGTTGCTGATGATGTCTGCTACCTTAATGTTTTGTATCCATCCTGGTTGTTTTGCCAGCCTGTCCCTGCTTAGGCGTTTGCGTTCTTCACGCTTTCCGGTTTCAAGGTCAGACAGCGCCTCAACGCCGATGCGTACATGCTTACCGAATCGCATTTCAATTTCGTCAGGGCTTATTCCCTGATCCTCTATCGAGTCATGCAGCCAAGCTACTGCCTGAACAATGTCGCTTTTACGCTCCACCGAGCCAACGATTCCTGCCACCTCTGATAGATGATTAAAGTAAGGGTTGCCTGTGAACTTCCGCTTCTGGTCTTTGTGTACCTGCATGGCGAAAATCATTGCCTCAACAACTAAATTACCCATCACAACCCCCTCTGTTTATTCTTAAGTTCTATCACGCTCTGGCACTCCGCGCATGTCTGGCAACCGGGAACGGCAGCGCGCCGTAGCTCGGGAATTGGTTCGTCGCACTCTTCACAACGCTCAGCTGATACGGCGTTGTGGTCGATGCGGTGAGCGGAAAGGGCAGCGTTACGCTGAAGCTCTTCAATCTCTGCTGCGGTATCGATGATGTCTGCCATGGTCAATGCTCCCGGAACTGTCGGTTAATTCGGTTGAAGGTGAACGCCAGCAATAAAAAAGGCCGCTTTAGCGACCTGGTGATTAGTGCTTTCATGCTGCGCCGCCTTCATTCTTTTCGGCTTCGACCGCCATCTGCTCAAGCCGTCGCGATAGCTCGGCGGCCAGTGTCTGGAAATCTTCCTCAGACGCCACCGGGATCGGCACAAAGCGAATACCGATGTGCGCCAGATGGTTGGCTATTTCGAGGCTTTTCCTCAAATCAACTGGAGAGGCTCTGTTCATGCAGCACGCTCCAGTTCTGCGAGCCCACCGCGCACTGCATCAATGATGCGTTCGAGGTACTGATAATGATGGTTCGGCACAGACGGCCATTTTGCGTACCATGGGTCATCACCCAGCAGGTTAAGCAACTTGTCGCCGACGAGATAGTTGCAGCAGCTCGCCTTCACATCTTCAGCATCTTCAGCCTCATCCCACATTTTCCTAGCATCATCAGCATCGATTTCCTGCTGGCGCCGGAGTTTGATGATCTCACCTTTGACGAATTCAAGGTTGGCGTCGTTGTCATCATCCACCGTGCTTTGCAGTTGCGGGTCGAAATAGCCTATAAGGTACTCATTGCTGACGTGCTTAATGAAGTCCTGCACGGTATCACCGCCCATAGCAAACCAGGCACCGGTCCAGGCCTTACCGAAGCAGGTGATGGTGATTCGCCCCTTACCGGGATCATAGTTTTCAATCATCACCCTTACCGGGTCGAGGCGTTCAACATCTGAAATGGTAAACGCCAGAACATCGCTTTTTTCAACCTTCACGAATCAACTCCGAAGCGGCGATTAAGCCGACCTGTGTATACGACGAACTCCAGGAGGCTAACTCCCAGAGCTTCAATTTTCTTGTGATGCTTGTTGATGATGGGAGGCACCGTTTCGTTCCAGTTTGGCTTTGGTTTCTTGCGCATGGCCTGCTGGATTTCCTCGGTGCAGCGGCGGCAGGCGGCGCGGATGGCGTTGTCTGTTTCTGGCGTCATGCGGCCTCCCGGCGGGCGAGAAGTTTCGCCCCGAAAGTCATCAGCTCGTCCCGGTCCACAGTTGCGAAGTGGCAGTGTGTACGCGGATACGATCGCCAGATGATAAGCATCGACCCTTTGTTATTTCCCGATACTGGCTTACCGGTGACCGGGTTGATAAAAGCCAGTCGCCCGGCGGTGATAAAGCGAACCTCACTGGCGGTTTGAATAGCCTCCTTAAACCAGCCAACCGAAGTGTCTGCCGGTACCAGCATGACCGTGCCGATCTGATTGGCGCTCTCGGTGGCGGCCTTTTTCACGAACGGAGTGATGTCGCTGTATGGAGGGTTCAGCCAGACGTAGCCGGGAACATTCAGGTAATCAGCCCAGGGCGTTTCCAGTGTGTTCTGCTCGGCGGTGATGAACTTCCGGCACAGCGCGTTATGCGACGCTGCGGCGGCATCCAACTGGAAGCAGAACTCAGCATCAAGGGAGGCGAAGATGGCTGGTGGAGTGCGCCAGAGGTCGCGCTGATCCGCTGGGGTATTACTTCCGGTGTAATCGGTCATGATTCCTCCCGCTCCGGATCGTTAACATCCCAGCCATTACGTTCAATATTGGTTTGCAGCCGCTTATCTCCGACCTCTTCAATGCAGCGGCCGGTAATCTCTGCGACTTCAGCGTTTGAGTGCCGCCACAGTAGCGCCAGCTCTTCAAGGGACCATGCTTTCATAGCACTGACTCCATTTCGTCGATGTAGAGGCCCTGAGCAATCAGGCGGCGACGGCGGGCGGCACGCGCTATGCACTCCTGCCGTCTGCCTTCCTGCGATTGCTCTATGGCGCGCCGGGTGAACAGCCGCGATTTACCTTGCGGCGTTACGACCTTTGGCTTCGTGACCAGGTCGAATGTCCGGTCGCAGATGCCGTCCTCGTTGATCCATTTTTCCGACTCTACGATCTGCGCTATCTGTCCGGAGCCGCGGGTAATGCCGTTAGCGACCCGGTTAAACTCGATGAGCGTTACACCAAATTTCTTTGCGATTTCGCTACCGGTTACCGGGCGGCCGCGCGTCTGAATCATCCAGATAACGCGCTCACGGAGGCCGGAGAATTGCCCGGTGCGCCCCGGTCTGCGGTAGAAGGGTGTGCGTTTCATTTCCACTGCTCCCCGAACGTGAAGCCGATCTCCGCCAGCGCCTCGTCCATCTTCTCGATGAACTCCGGCACCATTTCGTTGAAGTCGGACATGTACTGCGGATCCCGCTCAACGACGACATGGTGAATGCCTTCGCGTTTCATGCGCGGGTCGTAGTTAGCAAAGAACCATGCGTCTTTCCCGGTCACCCACATGCTGTACTGCACCTGGGCCATGTACGCAGACTTGATGGCTTCGAAACCACCAAGGCGGAATTTCATGAAGTCGCGGGAGGTGAACGGGCATTTCAATTCGAGGCCAAAATCGTTACTGCACAGGCCGTCAGGAGAGCACGCAGTGCGCATGCTCTCGTCACGGAACAGGATCGGAGACTCCGTGACTTTTACGTTCGTTGTGAACTCGAAGAGAGCACGGGCGTCTTCTTCATACTGCTTGCCCCAGGCCAGCGCCTTGGCGTTAACCTCTGGCGCGACGCCTGTGCATACCTCGGCGAGCAGCGTGTGGAAGTAGGACATTTTCATGTCTGTCCACTTCTTTCCCGATCTTGGCTTGGCGATGACGTTGTGCACTTCAGAGGCGGTGATAACGCCGAGGCGCAGCCGGTGCCATGCCTCGTCGCCTTGCTGGATAGTAGTTACGTCGATACCGGTCCGGGCCAGGATAATTTCTGGTGTCATGCTGCCGCCTTTTGCCTGAGGAATCCGAGAGCCTTAACACCTTCCATTTCTGTTAGGTCGGCTGGCTGCGAGATAGGGCGTTTGAAAATGCGTGAACAGAGAGGGAGAAGATCGGCATCCCATGTCTTATCCAAAGAGACAAGGAGGTCGTTTATCTCTTTCTGCGTGGCTTCGCTAAGCGGCGTTATATCGCGCTCAGGCTGACGCTCTGCTGTAAAGTTGATACCTTCTTCGCCCTCGGTGTTAACGTGGTCTATGGCGGCGTCCAGGCGCTCACGGCGAGGCCAGTATTTTGCTGCCTGCTTCACGACCGTCTTGAGGATCATCTGCTCTTCATCGGTGACCCATGGACACTTCTTGCTATTGTCGGATTTGTACTTCTTCCACGCTTCTGAGCGGTCACGGATGGAGTAGATGGCATCGATGCGCATCGTATGGGTGAGGTAATCACCATCGTCAGTTTTTACCGTTACATACGCGCCTACGATGTCCCCGCGCTGCTCTTCAGTATCGAAGTCGTTGTAGATGTGGATTGGCGGCTTATCGAGCCCCTCGCGGCGGAACTGGTCGTTTCTTCGAACAATAGCCGACTGGCACCACTTAATGGCGCCAGACTGCTGCGCGATGTGCATCAGGCCCATGTAACTGATGTCTAGGCAAATAGCCCCTTTACGCGGAACCAGGTAAGCCAGCTTCTGAGCTGGGTTTAGCGAAATACCGATAGCCGCAACGTTGATGATTGCGTTCTGCGTGCTGGTCTGGTTCTGGAAAGCGACTTTCGCGAGGTAGTCGTTGTTCTGAAATAGTTGGATGGCAAACTGGCTTTCCTTCGCCCACACCATCCGCTCGTCTGTGGCCGCCTTCATGAAAAGCGGCTCCTGTTGTTTGACGAAATCAACAAGGGTTAAGCTCATAGCCCCTCCTTAAAATGGGCAGGTTGGATGAAGGCGATCCCACTCTTCTTCGGCGCGGTCGTAACAGATGCGTGTGACATAGTCGTTATAGGCTTCCTCTGCCTTTTCACCGACTAGTGCCATTTGCGCTTCTTTTGGGAGAAACAGGCTACTCATTTGCAGAGCATATTTCGGGAACATGGCGATCAGTTCTTTCGCCCGGTTGTCGATCCACTTCTCCTTCTCGTCGGTGAGCTGCTGCTCAACCCAGCGCCGATCTTCTATTCGGTCGTAAGTGAGGTATGCGTTCATGGCTGAACTCCTGAAATTTGGATGTGCAGATCCCGCCCGCATTGAGCCAGGCCGATCGGTTGAATAGGGTGGTTAGCGGTTTAGCCAGTCGTTACAGTGATGCATTGCAGCCTGGCACTGCTCTACGGTGAACCAGCCGAAGTGGCATTCGTGAACAGGTATACCCATCTTGTCAGCCAGCCATTGGTAAGCTTCAGTGCGAGTCATGGCGCCCGATTTCCAGATACGTTCAAATGGCGACTTGCAGTTCTTCCTGGCATCACGGGTTGGCTTGTCTGCCAGAGTCCCAAGCGGGATCGCAGTGAAAGGATGAAGTCCGACGTATGCTCCGCAGCATTCGCAAAGATATACATACGGCCAGTCACTGAAGTCGCGCCCATAGACTTCTCCATGAGTGCCGATCCGCACTGAACCAGAGCACAGGTGGCAACTGGTTGGCGCGGGAAGAGGATTCTTTACCCTGGCCGTCGCCTTTTTGCTTGGGTTGGCTGGCGTTTTGATATCCATATCAGCGTCCTCAGTGAACGATTGGGTTGCCGTGACCGTCCAGAAGGACGTCAATCACGCAGTCATTGAGGCGGATGATTTCTGCATCGGTGTGCAGGTAAACCCATTTGCGCTCTTGAATGACCGCTGAGACGCGATAGGTTCGGCCTTCATGCATTGCCATCATGCCGGGCGTGACGCACTGGCGAATGAGCGGGGTGGTGCCGTAGTGGTTGATCATACTTTCACCTCAACCTGTTCCAGGAGGCCAGCGATATGCATCTGCCAGCGGTTAAACGTCAACTTGTCACGCGGTGCCGATACCGATGTCAGTTGCCACTCGTTATCGTTGAGCTTTTTGGCGGTGTACTGCTTGCCGTTGTGGGTGACTGTCATGATGTCTCCCGGCTATTTAATTCGGAGTCCTGACGGAATGCTTCACGTAAGAACTCTTTACTAAATTCCATCTCCGGAGCCTGAACGAACGCGATATACGCTTCTTCCTGGCAGTTTGTGCAATATCCGGATCGGATTGCGCATCCGCAATTTTCACAGTGTTTGGACATAATCATCTCCGCGCTTAAGGCCGCGCCGCCGAACGTTAACAAGACTTCTGCGCTAGTGGGCGGTGGATGGCCGCCGGTTGTCATAACTAAGCCGCCTCGGTGAAGCGACTGAGGTATGAAAAAGCCCTCCAGAGAGGGCTATGTGTTTCGCTTAATCATTGGGTAAGCCAGAGCAATTACACCTGCCACTAATACCCCGTCAGCCAGCATCGACATCAACTTCCCGGTGAAATCGACAGCAATCACCAGGAAGAGGAGGACGCCGATAATCAACCAGCGCAATTTATCCATCAGATATAAGCGTCGAGTGATAACTGAAGCGCCTGAGCGATTTTCTTCAGCTGTTTTTCTTCGTCTTCGCCGATGCCGTCGTTATCGGCTACGTCAAGGCACAGGCAGAGCACATCAACTGCGTCTGGAGTACCTGCCACATCTGCAAGTTCGCGCATTGCCTGGGCATTAGCAGAGCGAGGGGACGCTTCGTACTGTGCGCGAATGTTGCTGCTCATGCTGGCGATCTCACCTGCGAAAGCAGAGAACGCTGGTTTTGCCTGAATGGTTTTCTCCAGCGTTGCAATTTCTGATGCATCGCAAGTGCCGTCTGCATAGGCAACCGAGTAACAACCCCACACCGTTGCTTCAACTGCATCGCGGTTTTCCATCTTCTTCACTTCGACGATCGCCTTGCGTGCTTTTTTCTTAAACAGTCCGAACATTTGACTACCCTCTTGGTTTAAGCCATCAACTTGATGGCGACATTTGACTTAACGTCAGCCCCTCGTAAAGAGCTGCTGGTAAATCGTGTTGCCATAATTGCCGCTCCTCCTGAGCCCGCCTATGGTCCGACGCATGGTTTACTGTCGCGCCGTTCGACTGACCGAATCTCCACTTCGCTGCTGGCTAACTTCGCTCAGCTGTCGATGTTTCGTTTCGATGGATTGAATATACAAAACGTATTCTTATCATGCAATACGAAATGTATAATTGGTGGGTGGTTTTGTGATAACAAATTGTATTCTAAGGTGATTTATTTTTTTAAATACCAGTGCTACGCTTAAAAAAACAGCAGGAGGGATGTGCATGGTTCTGGATGAAGAGCGTATAAGCATGAAAATTCAGGCGATGGGGCGGGCGGTGATGGAATTGTCACTGGCTGATTTACCCATGACCCAGCAAAACATCATCGACAAGCTGAAGCAGTACCGGAAGGAAACAGGAAACGTGATAGGGAAGGGTGTGAACAGGGATGCAGCTGAGATAGTGCGGAAAGGGCAATAAAAAAGCCCGCACGGGGCGGGCAGGTAGTGTTGCGATAGTTATTGTTATCAGCTTCAGGCTGGATAGTTATCGGCAGAATGGGGGTCGGCTTTATGGGTGGGCAATAAAAAAACCGGCGCAGTGGCCGGGTTGTGGCATTTAGGAATCAAGATCAGGCAGCATGATTTTCTCAATCAGCGTCAAAGCCCTTTGGTCTCGTTCAGCAAAATATTTAGGAGCGTACTGAGGCAGCCACACTTCATTGAAGTGTTGTTTGAAATCTGCAAGATATTCGTTTGGGTATAGACGTACCGGGAAAGTCCGGCCATCTGGATACTCATGGTTATATGTTGGGAATGTCTTCGGCTCAATTCCCCGGTTGTCACGGAGCCATTGCGAGAAAACCCTACCTTCTGAAATATCAGGGACCATTTTTTCTGGCAGCGTATATCCGGCCTGCTCAAGTGGCGCAACCAAGTTAAACGTCAGTTCATTAAGCATAGAAAAGTGCGTATGAGGAACCCTGCCTCGGTTTGTCATATACCGCTTAAGATGAATAGGAAGTTCGGCAGGAGCTCTTTCGCCTGACATCCACTCACGTACCCATCTTGAAACTTGCACTGCAAATTTTGGAGATAGCCACTGCGCTAAATTAATTGCGATGTCTGGATGAACCCAGGTCCCTTGATTCTCTGCTCTTCCGCCTTTAAATGATTGAATTAACTCCGATATGGGAATCCCCATATCGCGTGATAATTCATCAAAAAAATCTTGTGTTGTTTTTAGTCGTGTATAGTCAGCAAGCAGTTTCCCTGCAGACTTGCACATTGCGGTGGCATTGATGTATCCGTCTTTGGTGCGAAGATGGATGACTTCTCCATCAACTTCCCTGGCGATTAACGCAAGTTGAAACTGTGTCATAAATCATCCTATTGCTGTGAAAAATAAAAATCATCTACCCAAACGTCTCTTCAGGCCGCTACCAGCTATACGCCGACCAAAACACCTTGCCGATCAGACCAGCCGCATCTTCGTCTCTACAGCAACACCGATAATTCGACAGTTACCATTCACCGCTACCAATGGCCACTGTGGATTTAAACCCTTCAGGTACTTCTGCGCACCGTCGATCACTAACTTCTTAAATGTTGCCTCGTTCGAATCGGATAGCTTAGCTATAACCAGACTGCCATTTACCGCATCTCTACCGGTGTCGAAAAGTACATAGGTTCCTTCAGGTATGCTCAAGCCAGTAGGGGCTGTCATTGACTCGCCCTCAACGAGCAACCAGAACGCGTCACCCTGAATGTGAGCATTCGACTCAAGCCACAGATCTATATCTTTTAGGGTGTATGGCTCAACCGCTTCGCACCATGAACCAGCCTGGACACTGCTGATTACTGGATACTTGTTACCAGGATTGTAGGGGCCAGCGTACTCCACATCACCCTTAAGCGTGTCGTCAATGATCATACCGCCAGCTCCTACGGAGAAGTTCTTTTTGCCAAGGAACTGCAATATTTTTGCGATCTCGGAAAGGCTTGGCTCACGCCGAGCGTTCAGCCAATGACTTACCGCACCTTTAGTAATACCGAGGTGCTCCGCCAGCTGTTCCTGATTGATGCCCTGACTTTTCATCAGGGTCTTAGCTAAGTCGTACCATTTCATAGTCATACCCGAATGATACAAGTTGTATATATTTGCGCGAGCCACAATTCGTATATTTTACTTGCGAACAAAGAATACAAAACGTATATTTAAGTTGTTTAAAGGAGACCCGACATGAACAATATCCGAAAAATCCGCAGAAACATCGGTTTGACTCAGCGACAGATTGCCGAAGAGCTGAACCTGTCGACAGGTGCGGTTTGCCATTACGAAAAAAATAAACGCAGCTTAAGCCTTGAGCAGTGCCGGGCGATTGTTGCAGCTCTGAATAAGCATGGCGCTTCAGTAAGCGTTGATGACGTTTTTCCACCAATCAGCAACAACGCCGCCTAATTGGCGGCCCTAACCACGAAAGGGAAAGCAATGCATTCACTTGCGTATCAACAAGGTAACAAATTTTCGCCAACGGCGATGATTTACCAGAATCGCCGGGAACCTGATTCCGCGGCGTTAAATATCGATGGGATCCGTGCAGCTGTTCGGGCCTGGGCAGCTGACTGCCGCAGCCGTGAATTTGTCGCAGCGCTGATTGTTGAAGAGTGGCGGGCTACCGGCGGTACCGGACTGGATATCCCGACTGACTCGCACCGGCAGATGCAGAAGGTGTTCCGCTGGATCGACGGCGACACCGAATATGCGACCAACAACATTCGCCAGCTGGCGCCGGCAATCATGTCCGTCCTGCCGCTGGAGTATCGAAACCGCTTGGCGCCACTGAACGACACGATGTCGCTGATCGCATCCGCGATGAAAGAGTGTGCTGAAGCTAAACAGGCCGTGCTGCTGGACGCTCCAGAACACCAGAAACTGAAAGAGGTAAGCGAGGGTATAGCGTCGCTGTTCCGCCTCATGCCGGAGCAGGTAGGGCCGCTGATGACGATGGTCACGTCGATGCTCGGCGTCATGTAACCGGAGAAGACCATGAACCACATCGAATTTATCGAGAAGCATGTACGCGATGAACTGATCAAACAGGGATTCACCGTAGCGGTGGCTCAGGGGGGGGGCATTTCAGGCCGTCGATATGTACAAGCGTATGTCACAGGCCAGTCGCAAGGGGAGGATTTTCGATGACGTGTTACGACACGCGAAGCTTTGGGCGGAGAAGCAGCAGGTACCGTCAGACAAGTTCGAAAAGAAGCGCGTTAAGCGTGTGCAGCAGCAGCCAGGTCTGCTCTGAAAAGGCGAAAGCCGCGCTGTTGGTAGCAGCAACGGCTTTCAAGACACTGTGTTACGCCAAGTAACGGGAGTAAGTATGTCAAATACCGCAGAAATTCTCAACTTTCCCGCTGTAGTTTCGGGAATACAGGAGCAACGCGTGGCCGATACAGACGATGGTTACACCCGTCTGGCAAACGAGTTGTATGAGGAGCTTATCGGCGCGAACCTGACCAAAAATCAGGCCAAGGTAGCTCATGCTGTTTGCCGCAAAACCTATGGGTTCAACAAGAAGATGGACCGCATAGCAGACTCACAACTTTCGGAGCTGACCAGATTACCTCGCCAGAAGGTTAACACCGCCAAAAACGAGCTCATTGCGATGAATGTTTTGGTATCCGACGGCATGCTGATCGGGCCCAACAAAAACCTGAGTGAGTGGGTAATTCCGGGCACTAAACCAGCGCCAAAATGTCACCATAGTAGTGACTGTCACCATAGTAGTGACAATGTCCCTACGGTAGTGACAAAAAGTGTCACCAAAACAGTGACAACCCTGTCACCAAAATGGGGACACACAAAAGACACTATTACAAAAGACAATAAAGACAATATTAATAAACCCCCTAAATCCCCCAAACCGGCTTCGTTCGATCCGGCTGGTGTTGACCTTCCTGAATGGCTGTCAGTTTCAGTCTGGAAGTCATGGGTCGATTATCGTCGCGACCTGAAGAAACCGATTAAGTCTCAGCAGACGGTAACCCAGGCCATCAATCTGCTTGAGCGTTGCAAGTGCAGCGGATACCAGCCTGAAGAAATCATCAACCAGAGCATCGCGAATGGCTGGCAGGGATTATTTGAGCCAAAGACAGCCAAGCAGCCGCCTCGCGCGCAGTCTCGCGTATCTGAGAACTTTGCTGGCAAAGACTACGGCCAGACTGAAATTCCTGCATGGGCGAGGGACTGATCATGACGCTGGATGAAAAAATCAATCAACTTGAGAAACGCATTGCTGAGCTGAGCCAGCCGCCAGTTCAGCATGAAGATATCGAGCTAACTATCAGCACCGAGACCTGCGAAAAACATGGCCCTTTTGAATGCAGGACCAGGCATTTCTTAAACTCTGTCGTGAAGATCCCCCCACGACCAAGCTGCTGCCCTGAATGCCTCAAAGAGGAGCTAGGCCGCTTGCAGGCGGAGAGAATTAGCATCAACGAAGCAGCCCGCAAAAGAAACATTGAGCGCCTGCTGGATGGACTGAGCATCCCTGCCAGGTTTGAATCCTGTTCACTGGAGAATTATGAACCGGTGAACGAAGAAGCGAAACGCGCCCTGAAGGTCTGTCAGGCATACGCCAGCCGCTGGCCTGAGCGTTTGCAGAAGGGTGGTGGCCTGGTGATGTGTGGCAAGCCTGGAACCGGCAAGAACCACCTCGCATTGGCTATCGCCCGGCATGCAATCACCGAGCACCAAAGCTCAGCTGTGTTCACCACCGCGCTGAAAATTGCCAGGGAGTACAAGTCAACCTGGTCGAAGGGGTCAAGCCGTACTGAAGACGAAGTGATCCGTTACTTCACGAAGCCCGACCTGCTGATTATCGACGAGGTCGGCGTGCAGTTCGGAAGCGACGCCGAGAAGTTGATCATGTTCGAAATCATCAATACCCGTTATGAGCGGATGAAGCCAACCATCCTGATCAGCAACCAGACCCGGGAAGAACTGGCTGCATTCATCGGCGAACGCGTTCTTGATCGCATGAGCGATGGAGGCGGGTGCACTCTGTCATTCACGTGGGATTCTTACCGTTCTAAGGGGGCAGCATGACCATAACAATTCGTGGGCAGATTCTTGCAGCCCTGCGTAATAACCCGGGCCTGAACAGTGCTCGTATTGCCAGCATGATCGGCATGACCACCAAAAAGATGTCAGGCACGGTCAGCTCGCTCCTGGCAGACGGCCTGATCACCTGTGAGGGAAAGCACGGCCAGCGGCTTTATCGGCTGACCAGTTACGGCATGAAATACGCACCGGAAACCATACCGGCCATGCCGAAGGGGAATTCGAAGCTGGTGCAGCGTACAGAGACAAACGTGATCTGCCAGGAGTGCCGCAACAGTGCGGCTATGAAGCGAGTATTGATGGTTTGGGGGAGGCTAGGGGTATGAGCATCATGGATTTTGCAGAAATAAAAAAGGCGATCGACGCCATAACAACCGACTGGTCTATACGTGGCCCATATCACGAAGACGATGGGAAATATTACGCCTTGCTTCGTGGAGAGTGGGTTGGTGGCGGGTACATCGGAAAACGTAAGGCTCTTGATGCCATTCTCGAAAAGTTAACCAGTGAGTCCGCACAATGAGCAACATCGACAAAAGCGCATTACGAGAAGCCGCTGAAAAGGCGACACCGGGACCGTGGTACGTGCATGACAAGCCTTGTGAGGACGGTAACTACGGCATTGATACCAGTGATAAAGAGTTTCTCGCTGAAGCCGTCGTATGGTGGGGGTTTGCACGACAGAGTATCTGGCGTGAAGAGGATGCAAAACACATCGCCGCGGCCAACCCCGCCACCGTGCTGGCGCTGCTGGATGAGCTGGAAGCCGCAGAAAAGAAGACCGTCGAAATGCCAACCTTCGACGGCTATGTGCCACACGTTGCGCGAGAGCTTCATGCGGCATTCCGCATTGCCTGTGATAACGCTGGCATCAACGTCACCGCAGCCGGTAAAGGAGAGGCATCATGAGCACTATTACCAAAGAATGGCTGGAGAGTCAGATTTCTGCAATCAAGGCGGTTGGCATCACTGACAGCAATACACTACAGGCGTTCGAAATCGCGCTGGCATCGCTCGAAGCGGAGCCTGCCATTCATCGCTGGCGCAGGGTGACCTTTGAGCCATACGGCCCTTATCCTTGGCATTACGGTAATTTTATCGGCTTCTCAAAACCAGTTGATGGGATTGAGGACGAGTATTATTACGCCGCCCCGCCAGCACCGGTATCTGTGCCCGCTGCGATGGAAATGGATGATGACTTTGACAGCGCGTTTGAACACGGAAAAGCTGTCGGCTGGAACGCCTATCGCGCCGCCATGCTTCAGTCGTTCGGTAATTCCGAACAACTCAACTCTCCGGTGATTCCGGATGGTTGGGTGCTGGTGCCGATTGAGCCAACTGAAGACATGATCGTCAATGGTTTCGAGTCAGAGCCAGATGAAAGCTTTAGCGACGAGAAGGAGTGGGAAGCATACGATGCCATGAGCGGATGCCAGCAGGCAGCGCATCGGGCGAAACTTTGCTGGGCGGCGATGATTTCGGCAGCGCCAAAGCCAGATGCGCGGTAATTCCTATCAATAATCACGGCATGTGCGATAACCGCGTTTAAACAATATTATACTATTGAAATAAAAAGATTATTTTGTAAATGAGCTTTCCCTCCGGATTTGAATTGGTACCATCATAATGCAGTTAAATTCTAACCGGAGGGTGTTATGGTCTGTCCTGATTGTGGTTCAATCGCTATCGGAAAAGAAGTTACTCGCAGAGGGTGGAGTGGCGACTACGTTTGCCATCAATGCGGATGCAACAATGCAAAAGATGCATTTGAAAGTGAGAATAAATCGAAGGAGAAAGCGCCAACATTGAAGTTAAAAAAGAAAGCTTCACCCATTTGATTTTGTAAAATCATCAAGCCATAATCATGTCATCGGAGCCTGAACAACTCCGGTTACTTCTGCGCATTTAAGGGGACTTAAATGCGACCACAATCTGAACTCCTCACTTTGTCACAGATGCAGAAATGCACCTGCGATTTTCTGCATTCTGCGGTTTCCGTCAAGGAGGCCGTATGAGCATGAACAAAGACGGCATCCGTCTCCACAAATCCAATTTTTCCGCAATCGGGCAGCAGATACAGCCAATGCTGGAATCTGGCGACTGCTATCGCCTCATCATCAAGCCCTGGAAGGACAAGCGCAGCCTCTCCCAAAATGCTCTTCTCTGGATGTGGAATGGTGACGTTGCATCTGCCGTCAACCGGCACGCTGAAAGCAAGCTAACAGAGGAAGACCTTCATGAATTTATGAAGGATATGTTTTGTCCCGCCAAGCCTGTAACCGTTCTTGGTGAAACCAAGATGGTGAAGTCCACCAAGCTACTCGACACCGAAGAGATGACCTTCTACCTGCGCCGCATTGAAGTCTGGTGTGCTGAACGCGGTATCAAATTGCGGATCCCCGCCAACTCCGAATATCACGAAAAAGGACACGATCATGTTTGAGAATGAAATTTGGAAACCGGTACCGGGGTATGAAGGCCGGTTTGAGGTTAGCTCTCTTGCTCGCGTCCGTAGCTTGTCTCGCAAAGTTACTACGTGCGGGCGCGATAAGAAGACGTGGACCACTAGGACTATCGCTGGGCGTATTCTTAAGGGATGCACGTCATCCCAATACATCAGGATATCACTTTCTAATAAACACGAAATGCTACATCGGTTCGTGGCGCTCGCGTTTGTGCCAAATCCTAATAACTACCCGCACGTTAACCACATCGATGGAAATAAGCACAACAATCTGCCAGAGAATCTTGAGTGGTGCACGCATGCCATGAACATGAAGCACGCCAATGAAACCGGGCTATCCAACAAGAATAAAATGCCTGTAATTGCAGAGAGAGATGGGTTCGGATACTGGTTTCCATCAATGCAATCGACCAAGAAGTACGGATGCAACCCGGCGTTAGTCCACGCGTCGATCAACGGAAAGCAGGGTGAGCACAGGGGAATGCAGTGGAGTTATTGCTCTACCACATCCAACTGCGAGTCCCAGCAACTGCGCGATAAGCAGGAGGTCTGATGTCAACTCCACTTTCCCGCGTTATCTCAAACGAAATATTCCGCGTTCCGGCGCGCCGCCAGCGCAAGGCCGCGGTTAAGCCGTCAGACATCCCGACCCTGAAAGGCTACACCGCCCGCCTGGTGGATCAGAAATGGCTGCGTCTCGCGGCACGGAGGGCGTTCAAATGATTAAGCTGCATGACCTTAAAAACATCCTCCACTATGACCCTGAAACTGGAGTTTTTACCTGGAAGGTCAACAGAGCGACAGTGAAGGCTGGGCAGCGCGCTGGCGGAATTAATGGTGGTGGATACAGAAAGATACGCATTAATAACAAATGGTATCCGGAACATAGGCTGGCGTGGTTCTACATCCATGGTGTGTGGCCAAGCAAGGAGGTTGACCACATAAATCATATAAGAAATGACAACCGCATTGAAAATCTTCGTGACGTATCAGCCAGATCGAACAAAGGGAATTGTACAAATAACACCTCTGGGTTTGTCGGAGTTTTTTACCACAAAGATATGAGCCGCTGGTGTGCAGGAATAAAGATTGATGGCAGATCAAAACACCTGGGCACATTTGATAATCCTGAAAGAGCGTCTCTTGCGTATCGATTAGCAAAACACTGGTTGGAGGTTGGATTATGAAGCCAGCCCGCCGCAAGTGCGCCCATAAATCCTGTCGCCAGTGGTTCCACCCGGTCCGCGACGGGCAGGTGGTCTGCTCATTCGAGTGCGCCAGCGCGATTGGCAAAGAACAGACGGCAAAAGCCCGTGAAGCCGCCAAGCAGAAGGAAGCGCAGCGTCAGCGCACCGAAGAGAAGGCTGGGCGTCAGCGGCGCAAGGCCAAGCGCGAGTCATTCAAGACTAAATCCCAGTGGGATAAAGAGGCCCAATCGGCCTTCAACCGCTACATCCGGATCCGTGACGAGGGGAAAGAATGCGTCAGCTGCGGCAATCCACTCATCGGCAAAAGCAATTACCTGACTGGCAGCGCCATTGACGCCAGCCATTACCGTTCACGTGGCGCTGCCTCACACCTCAAATTCAACGTGTTTAACGTTCACTCAGCCTGCACCCGGTGCAACCGTCAACTGAGCGGTAATGCCGTCGAGTATCGAATTCGGCTGATTGAGCGTATTGGTCTGGAGCGTGTAGAGCGCCTTGAATCTGATAACGAGCCGCGCCGGTTCGATATCCCTTACCTGCAGCGCATCAAATCCATCTTCACCCGTAAAGCCCGCGCGCTGGAAAAACGCCGGGCCCGCCGACAGGAGGCCGCATGAACCATACCGACTTCCTTCGTTACCAGGCAGAAAGCGTTAAGCGCGCCAGCATGCCGCCAGTAGCAAAGCACAGCCAGACCAAAACCAATCAGCCTCAGAAGGAAGCCGCGTAATGAGAAAGCTCACACCAATTTACACCATGGTTAACTTTGTCGATGACGCCCATTTCCGGCGTGTCTGGAAGCATCCTAAGAAGACCATCACAACCAAGCAACGAGCCTGGGTGCAGTACATGATGTCAGTGTGGGGCAGAATTAATCGCGGCGATGACTCACCAGCTGGCGCTGTTAACGTTATTGGCCGCCTGATGATCCGGACTCAATGGAATCCTGATATGGGTGGACACATCCAGAGAATGGTCAACTGGCTTTATAGCGACGAGGGTGGGGCGCTGAGAGGTGAGGAACTCTATAAGAAAGCTCGCGAACTGGTCATCCCTCAATCCTCTACCAGCAACATCATCGCTCTCGCCAAAGAATCAGATGATGCAGCGTTCGTTGAAAAGGTGATGGTCAAGTTATTCCACCGTGAAAGCCCAGTCCGCGATTACGCCATTAAACGATACTGCGAACGCAACTGCACGCAAGATATCGCCAGGAAGATGCACCTGATCACCGGATTAGATATCCAGGCTTGCCGCCGCCGGGTTGTCTGGTGTGAAAAAGTATTCGAAGCAGAATTTTTCTATGCAATGAAGCGCGAAATGGAGAATGAGATTTCTATAATTGCTGATTAAATGAAAAATATTTCTCAAATAACTTGATTTGGCGAAATAGAAGTGTATATTTTCAGGTATGCTCGGACGTCAAAGGCGAAAGAGCGGAGTGGTGAGATAACAGAGGCGGTGCTCACCATTGATACCGCCTAGTTGGTAACTTCGACGGTTCGTCTGGAACTCCAACCATCGCAGGCTGAGAGGTCTGCTGACACTACGGAAAGACGTGTAGGCTAGCTGAGATAAGCCGTTATGAGGACTTGGGATGCGTCAAGTCGGAGGCTCAGCCATAGAACCGCATATAAACATCAAGCCACTGGTTAACGCCGGTGGCTTTTTATTTGCCTGTAGCTCAGAGGAAAGAGCAACCGCCTTCTAAGCGGTTGGTCGCTGGTTCGAATCCAGCCAGGCGAGCCAAACCCAGCCAGGGTATTTACGGCCAGAGAGCCGACATTGCCTTACCCTCATCTTCCCGGCCTGTCGCCGGGTTTTTTATTCAGGCCGCAGACAATCAATTCCAGATGCCACGTAGCTATCGTGTCTGACGGCCTTTCCCACTACACGAACAGCACCCGCAAACAACGCGAGGTGAGAGCATGTATCGCATGGAAAAAATAACCACTGGTGCTGCCTATGGCGCTTCAGCCGGGAGCATCCTAAACGGCATGCTTAATGCCTACAGCCCCGAGCAGTGGAACGCTATCGGCGTGCTGGTGGGTATCATCATTGCCGTACTGACGTATCTGACAAATCTCTATTTCAAAATCCGCGAAGACAACCGCCGCAGCAGGAGCCGAGATGAACCCAACATTGAGGAATAAGCTGGTGGGTGCCATCGTTGGCGGATCCGGAGCCATCACCATTGCTGCAGTAATGCTGGGTAATGCGGATGGGCTGGAAGGACGGCGCTATTACGCTTATCAGGATGTTGTCGGCGTCTGGACTGTTTGCGACGGGCACACCGGTGCCGACGTTCGCCGCGGTCACCGCTACACCGACAAAGAGTGTGACAACCTGCTGAAGGCAGATCTGCGAAAGGTGGCAAACGCCATCGACCCGCTGATCAAGGTTCGCATCCCAGAGCCTACCCGCGCCGCGCTTTACTCCTTCACTTATAACGTTGGCTCTGGTGCTTTCGCCAGTTCCACGCTGCTGAAGAAGCTGAACTCCGGTGATGTGCCGGGGGCATGTAAAGAACTGCAGCGCTGGACGTATGCCGGTGGCAAGCAGTGGAAGGGGCTTATTGCCCGACGCGAGATTGAGCGTGAAGTATGCGAATGGAGCCAAAAATGAGAGTGGCATTACTGGTAGCATTATTCATGCTTACGGCCTGTGATCGTGGCCCTGAGCCAGCAAAATCAACAATGGATGTTTCCTCCCGGCTATCCTCTGACGCAGACCGCATTAAGGTGACCAAAATGTCAGAGTTCAGGGATAACCTGGCTTACGATAACTGGCGCGGCGTATACCTCATTCAGGATCAGCAAACCGGGAAGGAATACATCGGCATAAGCGGTATCGGCATTTCAGAAGTAGGTTCACATACGCAACTGGTAGGCAAAGTTCAGCAATCCGTAAGGGATGAGCGATGAGCCGATTAACATCCATCATTTGCGCTGTCGTTATCTGCCTGCTGGTTTCGATGGCTTGGGCGATTAACCACTACCGCGGCAACGCCATCACCTACAAAGACCAGCGCGATAAGGCCACCAAGAATCTCAACCTGGCTAACGCCACCATAAAAGACATGCAGACCCGCCAGCGCGATGTTGCTGCACTGGATGCCAAATACACGAAGGATTTAGCTGATGCGAAAAAGCAGCTTGATGATCTGCAGCGTTGTGTTCGCGATGGCAAGTGTGGGCTGCACGTCAACGCCAGATGTCCCGCGAACGGAGCGGCCAGCACCGGCGGCATGGGCGATGCTTCCGGCCCCCGACTTACTGACTCCGCTGAACGGGATTATTTCACCCTCAGAGAGCGAATCGTCACAGTGACGAAGCAGGTTGGCTATTTGCAGGGCTACATCAACACCCAATGTCTGAAATGAGCTATGATTCTGTTTTCAATTATTAAAGGAAGATAATAATGACTAATAGAGAAATAGCTCTTGAGCAAGCCCTTATCGCTGTTATCGGCGCTATCCGAGAAGAGGATGCTGATTTGGAGCGCATAGCGGTTAGGGCAGACATGCTTTTGCTGGATAATTCACCTTATCGAATTGTTGAGCATCCCCATGTCTCAAATGCTTTAACTGAAATTGAAAAAGCACTTAATTTCAAAAAGTAAATCAAGCCGCCTCCGGGCGGTTTTTTTATATTGTCATCACCATGGGTAGTCTCATCGTAATGGCAATATCCCATAAGCGGATAGAGAGGCTCTCAATGTCCGACATCTACCAAATCACGCTAACCACCCAAACAGGCGAAACCTTCACGGGCAAGATGTCACGACGTCAGCCTGAGCTGGTTAACGGCTTTGTGCCGCTGGCGACCGAGACGGGGCAGTGGCTGTACTTCGCTCCTGCTGATGTAAAGCGTGTGGAGTTCACGCCAGTACCGGCAGAGCAGACCGAACAGCCAGCAGAACAAACGACGGAGTAACCCATGGCTAACGATGACGAGCGCAGGCCTTATCCGCCAGTTAACTTCATCGACTCCGAGAACTGGCAGCCATATACCAGGCTGATCCCCGCAAACGAAGTGCATGAGTGGATAAATCGCCAAATCCTGAGCGATACCGGCAGCATCCATAACCCTGACCACGAACACCTGTTAGAGGCTGACCTCTGCTTCATGTGGGCGTCCGATTCGTTCGCTAAGAAAGGGCGCTATGTCCTCGGCCAAGCCGAGCAGGTAATGCTACGCGCCGGTGGTTGGCAGAAAGCCAGAATGGAACAGCAGATGCATGAATGGTTCGGGCGAATCCCGAAGTTCATCATCACGCTGGCTGCTGATTACTGCTCACAATGCAGTGACCTCGAATTCTGCGTACTGGTAGAGCATGAGCTTTACCACATCGCCCAGGCCACCGATGATTTCGGAGCGCCTAAGTTCAACAAAGAGACCGGGCAGCCAGTGCTCACACTGCGCGGCCACGACGTCGAAGAATTCACAGGTGTCGTACGTCGATACGGTGCCAGCAAAGAAGTACAGGAGCTCGTTGATGCGGCCAATGCGCCAGCAGAAGTGGCTCACATCGATATAGCCAGGTCATGTGGCACATGCATGTTAAATCTGGCCTAACAATATGACTGATTATGACAGGCAGGTAATCCATGGCGACACTGAAAGGTGAGGTCAAAGCCTTCATCGTTCAGTCCCTTGCCTGCTTCGATACACCATCCCAGGTGGTTGAGCTGGTCAAAAAAGAATTTGGCCTGAGCATCACACGTCAGCAGGTCGAATCACACGACCCGACGAAAGCAAACGGCAGGGGGCTGGCGCAGAAATGGGTGGACATGTTCAATGCTACCCGCGAACGTTTCCAGAATGAAATCTCAGACATACCGATCGCTAACAAGGCGTACCGACTTCGCGTTCTCGACCGCATGGCAACGCGTGCCGAGGGCATGAAGAACCTCGCGCTTACTGCCGAGATTATCGAACAGGCGGCGAAGGAATGCGGCGATGCCTACACCAATAAGCACAAGTTTGAACATTCCGGCCCGAATGGTGGCGCCATCCAGACGATCACCATGAGCAAAGAGGAATACAAATCCGCACGGCAGGAGATGATGGAGGATGACGACTGCTGAGCAAAGGGCATTTGCCCGTAAGGTTGAATGCGAAGAGGACGGGCTCTATTGCGCTCGCTACTTCTTCAAGCAGCGCACCGGCGGAAAGATGATTGTCGCGCCTCACCACAAGGTGATTCAGCAAACGCTGGATCGCGTCATTGATGGTGAGATTCAGCGCCTGATCATCAACGTCCCGCCTGGGTACACGAAGACCGAGCTGGCGACCATCAATATGATGGGCCGAGGGCTGGCGCTGAACTGCCGGGCCCGTTTCATGCACCTGTCCTATTCGCATAACCTGGCGCTGCTGAACTCATCCACCGCGCGTGGAATGATTAAGTCGCAGGCGTATCAGTCGATGTGGCCCATGTCGCTACGCGATGACGCTGACAGCAAGGCTATGTGGTGGACCGAACACGGCGGCGGCGTTTATGCGTCGTCAGCTGCCGGTCAGGTTACCGGGTTCCGTGCCGGACATATGGAACCTGGCTGGCAAGGCGCGCTGATTATCGATGACCCGGTTAAGCCGGACGACGCTTACTCTGAGATCGTCCGAGACGGGGTCAACAACCGCTTTAACGAGACAATCAAATCACGACTGGCGATCGAGACGACGCCGATGATTGTCATCATGCAGCGAATCCATTACCACGACCTGAGCGGCTATCTGCTGAGAGGCGGGAGTGGTGAGAAATGGCATCACCTGAATCTGCCGGTGATTATCGACAATAGTCAGCCATACGCTGCTCAGTACCCTGAAAACACCCACGCCATACCGATTGACCACGGACTGCCTGATGGCTGGCTGTGGCCGTTTAAGCACAACGAATCGCACCGCGTATCGCTGTTTTCTCACCGGCGCACCGCCGAAGCCCAGTACATGCAGAACCCGAAACGCTTCAACGCGGAGGGGGCGCTGTGGAACGAGGAAATGATCAGCGCCGCACATGTGATGCGGATCACCCAGGAACTGGCCCGTACGGTCGTGGCAATCGACCCGCAAGCGACCAACAGCGAAGAGAGTGACGAATCAGGCATTGCCGTCGCCAGTGTTTACGGCAGCGGTGATGAGCGGCAATACAGCCTTGATGCTGATTACAGCGGCAAATACTCGCCTAATGGTTGGGCTACGAAAGCTATTGATGCCTATGTACAGCATGAAGCTGATGCGATCGTCATTGAAACTAACCAGGGCGGCGATATGGCAGAGGACACTCTCCGCAACGCCGGGTTTACCGGTCGCGTTATCCGTGTGCATGCCAGTAAAGGCAAGTATGCCCGAGCAGAGCCGATATCTGCTCTGTACGCCCAGGGGCGTGTAGCTCACCGCGGCAGTCTGTACGAGGTCGAAAACCAGTTCATGGAATACGTGCCATCCACTGCGAAAAAATCACCTGACCGCCTCGACGCTGCTGTTTATGCGCTAACCGAACTATCAGAACCACAATCACTCGGCATGTTGGTGCGCTCGCGCTGACGGAGGAAACCGTGAACGAAAGCGAAATGAACAAACAATTTGCCGCAAATGCCAGCCTCGATCGTGATCGTATGCGCTACGTTAACGCTCTGTTCAATGGCACCAGTAATACGAAACGCCAGCGCCTTTATCAGGAGTTTGGCTATCCACTGAATCTGACGTTCGACGACTTTTTCCGGGCCTACAGCCGTAATGCAATTGCCAATGCTGCGGTTAACCGGATGGTTGATGGCTGCTGGGAGGACTTCCCGGATGTCTACGAAGGTGACCAGACGAAGGATGCCACCAAGCAAACGGAATGGGATAAGCGCGTAAATAAACTGCTCAAGCGTTGCTGGAAACAGATTAAAGGCGCTGACAAGCGAAACCTAGTGGGGCGCTACTCTGCGCTGCTGATCCAGGTAAAGGATAACCGGACCTGGGATAAGCCGGTCGATAAGATAGTTACTGCCAGGCAGAAGGAAAAGGCGCTGGTTAAGTTGATCCCGGTGTGGGAGGCACAGATTGAGCCTGTCACTTACAACGAAGATCAGAGCAGCGAGAACTATGGTGACATCACCATGTACTCGTTTACTGAAATTCCGGTACAACAGCAAGTTGGTGGGCAGCCCGGGCGCATCATCAACGTCCATCCTGACCGCGTAATTATCCTTGCTGAAGGTTCAGATGATGGCCGCCTCTACTCTGGCGAATCAATGCTTGCTGCCGGTTTCCATAAAATCATGGACAGCGAGAAGGTCTCCGGCGGTGCCGCCGAGGGGTTCTTTAAAAACGCCAGCCGCCAGCTCAACTTCAACTTCAGCGCCAAAACAAACTTCTCAGCGCTGGCTAAGGCTCTTGGTTTTTCAGAATCTCAGCTATCCGAAGCCCTTGATGGGCAGGTGCGACGCCTTAACGACAGCTCTGATAGCGCTGTGATGATGCAGGAGGGCGATGTCAGCGTGCTTTCGGTTGCAGCGGCAGATCCTGAACCCACGTGGCGAACCATTCTGAATGAGTTTTGCGCCACCGTGCCGATCCCGGTCAAAGTCCTGGTAGGCATGCAGACGGGCGAGCGGGCCAGTACCGAGGATGCGAAGGACTGGGCCAAGACCCGAATGAGCCGTCGAACTGGGTTCCTGACAGACCTGATAACGGACATCGTTACCCGATTCTGGGAGTTTGGCTTTATCCCCCCAGCGGCAGGTGAGGAAATTACCGTCGGATGGTCTGATCTGCTGGCTCCGAGCCAGGCAGAGAAGATTGCCAACATGGATAAACTCGCCGACGTAGCCGTGAAGTCGACGAACGCCTTTGGCCGCTCTGCTATCACAGAAAATGAGATACGCGCAGCGGGCGAACTGCAAGCCCTGCCTGAACTTGATGATGAGGTGCCGCCAGATGGCAACCAGCCAAAGCCTGATCCACTGGCCGACCCAGAATCAGAAGCCGAAAAGTCCGGTGATACCACGGTCGAAAGTTGATCCCACAATGTCGCGCAAGTCCGTCAGCAAGATGGAGCGCGACATTGAGGATCGGTATTACGCGATAAAGGTGGCGCTGAAAGCCCTGTTCGACCAGCGCCTTATCGGGCGAGAGCGAGAGGTTAACAGCCATAACTGGAACTTCCTTTGCCACGACAACGGCGCGGATATGCGGCTCTACCAGGTCAACGCCGGTAAGTTCGTCTACGACATGTCAGCGCAGGAACTGGCTGACCTGCTTGAGGCGGTGCAGGGCATTCTCGACGATTACCTGCTGGATGGTGGCGAGCAGAACCTGTGGGCGATGGATTACGTCGTCGCAGAAGCGCAGCGCGGCACGCTGGAGGCCTTCAACAACCTCTCACAGCAGTCGCAGGTGTACGCCAGCCAGACAACGCTACAGCAGCTTTTAAGCAGTCCCGGTTATCTGAACCAGATAGCGTCGGCCAGGCTGACAACGTTCAGTGACTGGAAGGTTATCAGCGACACCGCCCGCGGCGACCTGACCAACATCATCACCGATGCAGTAGCGCGCGGCGTGAATCCTCGCGAGACGGCCAGTGTCATCAGCAAGCGCCTCGATGTGTCTATGTCGAAGGCAAAGACCATCGCTCAGACTGAGCAGGTCGGTGCACTGCGGCAGGCACAATGGAGCGAAACCGACTGGGCTGCTGACCGGCTGGGGTTGAATACCGGCCTGCTGTGGCTGTCAGCGCTCAAGCCAACTACGCGCACCTGGCACGCCAGCCGTCACGGCAAGGTCTACACCACCGAAGAGGTGCGGGACTTCTACGCTGAGAATGGGAACCGGTACAACTGCTATTGCAGCCAGATCCCGGTGCTGCTCAACGACGACGGCAGCATCTTCAATGAGGGGCTTGCTGAGAAATTGGAGAAGGAGCGAAAACAATGGAAAAATGGTAGTTGAACCAATGTTTTTTTCTAGACATATTAAAGCCCTACACACAGGAGGATAATATGTCGTTATATAATCGCGTTCAAAAAAAGTTAACAGAATACAAAGAAACTGAACAACGTTACTGGGACGATCTCAAGGAGCGCCTTACCCTATTCAAGCCCAAACTTATTGATTATCTTGGCGTTGAAGGTATGGAACTTTGTGATGATCATGATAAAAATAAGTACCCTATCGTCTTGGTTGGTAACAAAGTTCGAGAAGAAGTTGAAGATGAATTAGTAAGAAATTTTGAAAAAGTAGATGGCCAAAAGCCCAGCTTGCGTTTCTTTGTTCAGATAAATCTTTCGAAATACAATAGTGAAATTTATGTGAAGTCGGAGATATTTGAATGTCTTTTCTGGGGGAAAGACGATAGCTACACTATGGATATCTGTGGGGAAAGCGTTGGTTGCAGGAAAGTTACGGATAAGACTGATTTTACCAATGTCTTTGATTTTATTGTCAAAAAAATTGAAGAGTCTGTCGATACAGAGCGATTTTTATAATCAGTGAATATGAACAACAGAAGGTCGCCACGGCGGCCTTTTTTAATGCCTGAAATCCACCAATGAGGACGCAACGTGAAGCTATCCAGCATCCACGTTAAATCCCTCGCCATCAACGCCTCCAACATCTCAACGACCACCATCAACGGCCAGGAACACTACGTCATTCGTGGTGCAGTCCCGATCGTCGATGACATCGTGATGAATGGCGGGCTGTACCCGGCGGAGGAGATTAACAACAGCTACCAGACGATGGAACGCAAGTTAATGCCGATCGGCCACCCTATGGTGAACGGCAAATACGTCAGCGCCAACGACCCGCAGGCGGTCAACGATTACTACGCCGGGGCATGGGCTCAGAACGTCAGCAAGGCCAACGATAAGGTCGTGATGGACGTTTACGTCAATAAGGCTGTAGCAGATACCAAGCCTGACGGTAAGCGCCTTATCCAACGCCTGGACGACATGATTTCCGGCAATAACGCCGATCCGATTCATGTCTCCACCGGACTGCTGCTGAACAAAGAGCAAAAGGCAGGGGAATCGAAACAGAAGAAATACTCCTGGGTCGCTCACAACATGCAGTTCGACCACATTGCGATCCTGCTCGACGAGCCCGGCGCCGGGACGCCTGAAGAAGGTGTCGGTATGTTCGTCAACGCTGACGGACAAGAGGCTGATGTTGAAGCGACGAGCCTCATCGATGCTGCCAACAGCATGAAAGACGGCTGGTGGAACAAAGTGAAGTTCTTCATCAGCAACGCTTCAGAGATGTCATTCGACGACATCTACCAGGCGCTGCGCATGTCCATCAAGCAGGACGACAAAAAGTGGCGCTACGTCGTCAGCGTATGGCCAGACCATTTCGTTTATGAAGAGGATGGCGAAAACGCCAAGCCGAAGCTCTTCGACCAGAAGTACCTAATCTCTGACAAGGTCGTAACGCTTGTCGGCGATCCAGTAGAAGTCGTGCGCAAACCAACTGAGTACGAAGTCAAAACCAACGGAGAAACAAACCCGATGAAAGAGAAGATGATCGCCGCGCTCAATGCCGCAGGCGTTAAAACCGAGGGGCTGACCGACGATCAGGTCTGGGATGCCTACAACCAGCAGATGCAGAAGAAAGATGGCGGCGGCGGCCCGGGCCAGGCCCAGATTAACTCCGACGCTATTACTGCCGCAGTGAATCTGGCACTGAAGCCGCTTACCGATGAAATCAGCACGCTGAAATCTCAGCTGCAGGCGAACGCAGAAAGCGACCTGAAAACCAAGCGCGATGCGGTTAAAGCGAAATTCTCGTTCATGACCGAAGCGGCGATCAACTCGCTGGCTGGCGAAGCGCTGAACGACCTGTACTCACAGTGCCAGACCAGCACCGGTCTGAACCCTGCATTCCTGGGGAATGGCGCTCAGAGTGAAATCCTTAACATGGAGGCACCTGAATAATGGCTCTCGCACCTCGTTTCCATACCGTAATCGCGGGCCCGGCCCGTAAGAATGACCCGCAGGTCATTGAAGCAATCATGGCGGCGGCCGTGAAGCCCGGCTCACTGGTGATGCTCGACAGCACCGGGAAACTGGCGGTTCACAATGTCGCTGGTGGTGCAGGCGTTGCTCTGGCTCTTCAGCACAACTATATCGGCGGCGGTGACATTCGCGACTCGGTTCCTGCAGGTGATACCGGCGCGGCCATCATGTGCGAAGACGATGTGGATTACCACATGCTGGTCAAAGCAGGTGAAGTGTTGCTGGAAAACGAAGGCCTGGTTTCTGCCGGTGACGGCACGCTTGCCAAGGCAACAACGCCAGCTACCGACCAGGTCCTCTTCTATTCACGCGAAAAAATCACCGTTGGCGCTGAAGCTCAGCTCGTGAAAGTTCGCAAATCAGGGAAAGCAACCGCATGAGCATGATCGTATTCAACAAAAAGCTGATCACCGAGCACAACCAGGTGAAGCAGGCATGGAATCAGCTGCTGATGCAGCGTGAATCCTTCAATATCAACCAGAACACCATTTCCGCCCAGTACGGCGGCGCGCTGGAAGTTAACCAGGCCGCGCTGATTTCCAAAGACTATTGGCGCGAAGTGGACAACATCACCACCCGAGTCTTCCGTAATGACGAAGGCAACGGCCTGCTGGATGATCTGCTCGGTCTCGGTACACCGATTTCTATCGGCAAGACGGCGGCGCTGTACCGCGTTTCCAGTGACGCTGGCAAGGTTCATCGCTCACTGACGGGGCACGTGCCGGAAGAGCTGGATAAAGTCATCTATGACGAAGCTGGTGACCCAATCCCGATCTTCAACACCGGCTACGGCCGTGAATGGCGTGAATGGAACGGCATGCAGTCGGAGAACCTCGACGCGATGGCTGACGATCAGGAAGCGCACGTTGCGGCTATCCGCGAGGATATGGCCGACTACATGCTTTCAGGTGATGCGAAAGTGAAGGTGAAGGGGTATGTTGGCGCAGGCATCACCAACCACGCCAACACCAACCAGGTGGATCTGAGTGCGTCCGGTCTGAATATCGACCTGACCACCGCCACCCCTGACGAGATGGTCGCATTCTTCACCGGCCCATTCGCGAAGCTCCTGGACGATAACTACGTGCAGGAGAAGGTGAAGGTGTGGGTGTCGCCTGACATCATGCGCAACATGAGCAAACCATATTCCTCCGCTGCCGGCTTCAAAGAAGGCACCGTGCTGGAGTACATCCTGCGCTACGGCCGTATTGAGTCTGTTAACCAGACCTTTAAGCTGACAGGTAACCACTTCATCGCGTACGTGCGCAATTCGCAGTACATCAAAACGCGCATTGCCGCGCCGGTGGGCACCTTCATGATCCCGCGCCAGAACCCGTTCGACAACTACAACTCTCTGGTCTGGAGTGCTGTCGGTCTGCAGATTAAGCGCGATTTCAACGGTCGCTCTAAAGTGTTCAACGCACAGGGTTGAGGGGCTTCGGCCCCTTTTCTTCGGGAGAGAGCATGAAAAAGTTAAAAGTCGAGAAAACTGGCTGCTGGGGAACGATTGACGGCGTATTCCAGCAACTGCCGGTTGGTCATGAGTTTGTTGCGGTTGATGTGCCGCCAGCTTTCGCTGGACGCGTTTCAGTAGTTGGCGAAGTTGAAGAGCAGGAGCTTGAAGTCTCCACGCCAGCCACCGACGATAAACCTGCAGAGCAGGCAGAGCAGGCAGAGCAGGCAGAGCAGGCAGAGCAGGCAGAGCAGGCAGAGCAGGCAGAGCAGGCAGAGCAGGCAGAGCAGGCAGAGCAGGCAGATACTTCCGCTAAATCGAAAAAGGCGAAATAACCATGGCTGACCCAATCACAGCGGCAGACGTGCAGGCGTTCCTCGGTGAATTGGGTTACTCCATCCCGGGCGCGCTGCTGGATCCGATCCTCTGCGTAGTGAACAAGGTTATCCCGTGCCTCGATGGCGCGGGGTATGACGATTGCACCGCGAAGCTGATCCTGATGTATGCCGCCGCGCTTATGGCTACGTCGTCCGGCGCGCGCCGCATCAAATCACAGGGTGCGCCGTCTGGCGCGTCCCGTTCGTTTGAATATGGCGACGACAGCATAACCTGGCTTCGCGACTCACTGGCCCGGCTCGATACCAGCGGATGCACAGGTGACTTGCCGATCAGCGCTGGTAACAGCGTCGGCCTGTTCATGGTGGTCGGGGGCTGCTGATGAAATACAAATCAGTGACGGAAAGTAAGCCTAAGCCGCTCACCCGCGTATGGGTCGAGACCGATACCGGGCGGGAGACTACCGGCTACGTCAAATCGGACGGCGAGTGGTTCATTAACTGTCCTAGCATCCGGGCGACTGGCGCGAAAGTGCTGCGCTGGAAGGAGGGCTGATGTCATCGGTAGCGAACTGGTCATATACCGCCACGGCAACCATCTGGCGAAAGCTGGAAGGCAATGACGAATACGGCGATCCGCTTGGCTATGCCGAGCCTGAGCAAATCCTCTGCGATTACGAGGGCGGGCTCAGTAAGAAGTTAGCCAGCCTGGGCGCTGAAATCGTCGTGAAGAACACCGTCTGGACGGAGTTCGCTCTTGCGTCCGCAGGTGATTACCTGCTGATAGGCGTTTCGACCGAAGCGGACCCGGTTGTCGCCGGTGCCGACGAGGTGCGGCAGGTTATCCGCTATGCCGACACGTTCGAGCGGCTGTCGGATGATTACGCCATCCTGACGGGAGTGTAGCCATGGGCATTAAAGTGCATGGCGTTAAGCAGTCGAAAGCCGGGTTAAATCGCATCATTAACGACGTGAAAGGGCGCAAGGTTGTCAGGGCGTTACAGTCCGCGATGATAATCGGCAGCTCACAGGCTGCACTTTATACGCCGATCGACACTTCGACATTGCTCAATAGCCAGTATCGGGAGTTGATAAACAACGGCGTTCGGCTGACCGGACGTGTTGGTTACACGGCGAACTACGCTGTGTTCGTTCACGATCCGAATGTTCCTCAAACCTTCCGCCGCGCAACCGCGCAGAAAGAGTTCCTAACCAAAGGCTTTGAGGATACCCGCAGCCAGATTGATGCCGTAATGCGCAAGGAGCTTTCAGTATGACCCCTCCTATGTATGAGCGCGTGCGTAACTATTTCGTTGATGCCGGGCTCACAACTGGATTCATCGTTCAACTGCTGGCGTGGGAAGACACGACGAAGTTAACCGACGCATTCATCGTGTTCCGGCCTAACGGCGGCACCGACATCCGGAATGACCTCGGATCGGACCACTACGTGCTGCTGGATGTCATCTCCGCCAAAGATAAGCGCCGCGCAGCCGCTGAAAAGGCTCAGGAAATCATCAATTATGTCGAACAGAACGACATTACCGACGAATGCCTTGGCCTTATTCAAAACCTCGGAAACATGCCTGCACCTGTCCTGACCGAAGAGGGCCGCCTGGTCTTCAGACTCCAGTTCATGTGCGTCTACGGCGAATAACCCCATCACCAACCCATCAGGCTGCCATTTGGCGGCCTTTTTTATTTGAGAGGTACACATGCAAGGCTGTGCTAATGATTTTGGCAAGCTGATCGGGAAAGTAGCTGTGCTACGCATGGCCTATGGCTGCCCCGACGCAGTGCCAGCGCTTTCTGAATGGAAGCGTCTCGGCGCTATGACGACCAAGGGTTTTGATTATTCTATGAACACAATTAATTCCGAGGCTGATGATTCCAAGGCGTTGGTTGAGAACCTGGTCAATAACATGGACATTACAATTTCTGGTGAAGGCGAGGCTCGCAAGAGGGACAAAAGCACAGAAATTGGCGCCTGGAGAATGGGCAAATACATCTTCGATGAATTGCAAGCCGGTCGACAGCCGACTCTGTGGGTTAGATTTGATTTTGCTGGCGAAGATGCTGGCACATACATCCAGGGCTACATGAACACCACCTCATGGTCTGGTGACTTCGGTACCAACGATATCTCCACCTTCTCCGGCGAGTGGAAGGTCTACGACGCTGACACTGTTGTGTTTGAGGTAGCTGATTCTATCGCGGCCACTGGCGTTGAGGTTACACCCGCAACTGCTTCTCTGGTCGTTGGCGCAACCCAGCAACTGAGCGGCGCGGTTCAGCCAACAGATGCGACTAACAAAGCGATCACCTGGACGACTTCGGCACCTTCCATTGCCAACGTCAGTTCAACCGGTCTGGTGACAGCAGTTGCCGAGGGCACCGCGACTATTACGGCTACCACTGCTGATGGTGATTTCATCGACACCTGTGCTGTGACCGTGACTGCCGCACCGTAATCACTACAAAGGGCGGCGTGCTGCCCTTGATACTGGTTATGGAGAGCGATATGACCCCTTTGAAAGAAATTGGAGAGTGCCTGATTGGTGCTGGCGGCCGTGAATACTTCTTCCGGCCATCGTTCCGTAACATGACTCGGATCGGCGAGCCAGAGCATATCGTCCGCACCTTCTATGCGCTGTTCAATGACGACGTGGCGAAGATGCTTGAGGCGGCGCGCGAAATTCACAGTGCGATACCAGAGCATCAGCGCAGATTTTACGCCCACTATTTCGGTGACGTTTCGCTGCCACGCTGGGCACTTGATGCATCAGGTTCTGCCGCATTTGTGCGTGAGGCGCTTCTCTCGGCCATTAATGTCATCCAATCCTGCTGTGACGAGGACGTTTCAGAGCTGACAGGCTGGCATGAGCCATCACGCACTGGACGGCGAACGTTTGTATGGCACCGTGGCGCGCTGCCGCCGGAGAACCTTATTCTGATAGCTCAGTCGCTGATCATGCATGGCGTTATCGGACGGGCGAAGGTTCGTAAGTTGCAGAAGCACGAAAGCAAGGAAACGACACCGGAGTTCCATGCAACTGAATACATCATGGCGGCGCGAAACCATTTTGGGGTCAGCAGGGAAGAGGCTGAAAACCTTACCATGACCGAATTCGCCATGATGCTTAACGCCAAATACCCTGACCAGAAAGGCTTCACCAGGGAAGAGTACGACGCTGTTATGGAGGATGACGATCGCCGCTGGCAGGAAATGATTGAGCGCGAAAAATCAGCAAAGAAAGCGGCCTGAGTTAATAATGGATGTGCCGTAATCGCCTGACCGGGCGTAATATGGCTCGACAATAAAACTCAGGGGATAAGAGTGAAAAAAATACTGTTGGCTTTGGTGATTCCACTGGTTCTGGCTGGCTGCAAGCCGGGCGAGGAAAAGGCAATTTCGCTGGCACAATCTGAAGTGTCCGCCAATCTACTGGATCCTGGCAGTGCGCAGTTCCGCAACGTGAAAGTAGCAAAAATGACCGATGCTGAAGATGGCCGTGTAATCGCTGTAGTTTGCGGGGAAATTAACGGAAAGAACGGTTTCGGTGCCTATGCAGGGTTCCATCCTTTCTTCGTTGAGCTGAAAATGAAATCGAAGGGGATGTTCTCAAAAGGTGTCGACTACACCCTTGGTGATCACTTCCTCAGCTCGAAAGATACGCCTCCACCACCGGCCTACACAGAACGATGCCAATAAACGACACGAATAACTAACCCACCACTCGGTGGGTTTTTTTATGCCCGGAGAAAACTGATGTCTGAGAAAGCAGGCGAGATTTATTACGACATCGAGGCCGATGTATCTGGCTTGCTCAAGGCCCAGGGAAAGGCCAATAATTCGCTCGACTCCATCGGCAACTCGGCGACCAATGCAGCCAAAAAGATGGATGAGTTGCAGACGAATATCAACCGCGTCGCCGGGGCAATTGCCGCCTCACTCGTTGTTGACTGGGGTAAGGCATTCCTCGTAGCTGCTGACAACATGAGCCAGCTCAACGCGCGTATAGAGAGGCTCACTGGCAGCGCAGCGACAGCATCGCAGACTATGCAAAGTCTGATGCGCATCAGTTCGGCAACGGGTGGTTCGCTACAGGATACAGCAAAGCTGTGGGAGACTCTCAGCACGGCGTTGCGCGATACCGGAGCGACCAACGGCCAGATCATCCAGCTCACCGAGACGCTTCAGAAAATCGGTCGCATTGGCGGATCCTCTTCCGAAGAAATGGCGAATGCTCTTCGTCAGTTCGGCCAGTCAATTTCATCAGGAACAATCCGTGCGGAGGAATTCAACTCCATCCTTGAGCAAATGCCGGAACTGGCGCGTCAGATCGCCGCCGGGATGGGCGTAAGTATCGGAGAACTTCGCCAGCTGATGCTGAACGGGAAGCTGACGGCAGAAGATGCTCTCAACGCCATTCAGAAGCAAACCGGCTCAGTGAATGCAGAGTTCGAGAAGCTCCCACGTACGCTTTCTCAGGCCAATACCGCGCTGACGAACTCATTCCTGTCGATGATTGACTCTGTTAACCAGGCAACAGGTGCCAGCACCGGCCTGGTGGCGGTTATAGACTCGATGACGTCAGCGCTCGACAGGCTGGTGGGAAAAGCAATCTCAGCGGATGCGCAGATTTCAGATCTGAACAGCACGGCAGAAATGTTTACGCGCCGGGCCCGGACCTGGTCATGGCTGGGGCTTGATGGCTGGGAGGCGCAAAACAAAGCGCTGGCCGGGCTGAGTAATAAAGCCGCCATGCTGGTTGGCGATCTGGCTGCTGTTTCCAAAGCATCGCAGACCGCGGCTAACACAAAGCCGATCGAGATTAAAACGACCGCCTCAGCTACTGGCAGCAAAGCGAAAGGCGGAAAGTCTGCGGCACAGAAAGAAGCTGAGCAATACGCCAAAGCTCAAGAATCTGTTAATCAAAAGCTTGATGAACTGAGGCAGAAGGCCGAGCTGTCAGCTGGCAGTGTCGGTGAACTATCCAGAGCGCAGTCCGTGCTTAATGCGCAACAGTCTCTCGGTAACACAGCCACGCAGGAACAACTTCTGCTGGCCGGGCAACTGGCAGGAAAAGCCTGGGACAATGCCAACGCATTGCGTGAGCAGGCCAAGGCTGAACGGGAGCGCACAGAGGCTGCCAATAAGTTCAGTACCATCCAGGGTAAAACCAGCAAAACTGCCGGGCTGGATAGCCAGTATCAGAAAGACATTGCTGACATCCAGCTTTACGCCCAGCTTTACCCGCAGAAGATCGGGGAGGCTGAGGCAGCGCGTGCCGCTATCGAGCAGCAGTATCGTGACCAGCGTAACGCTGCGATGTGGGAAGAATGGGCGCAACAGAACGCGGCCACTCAGGCAGCAGCTGCGGCATTTACCGCATTCGGCAATAATGCCTCTAACACTCTGACTGGCCTTATCACCAAAAGCATGGACGCTGAAGAAGCGGCTAAATCTTTAGGAAGAACTGTTTTAAATAGCCTAGTAAACACATTCGTGCAGATGGGCGTCGAGTGGGTTAAGTCGGCCATTATGGGCCAGACGGCCACTACCTCGGCGGTTGTAGCATCCACCGCGGCACAGGCAGCAGGCATCGCAACCACGACGGCGACATCTACCGCGGCGGCGGCGGCCACAACGGCAGCATGGACTCCGGCGGCCATCATGTCATCCGTGGCTTCATTCGGTGGTGCGGTGGCTATTGGTCTTGGTGCGATGGCTGGCATCCTGGCACTGTCAGGAAAACGTAAAAACGGCGGGCCTGTCTCGGCTGGTGGGATGTATCAGGTCGGCGAAGGTGGCATGCCAGAGATTTACCAGGCCAGTACCGGTAAGCAGTACATGATACCAGGCGACAATGGCAGGGTGATCAGCAACAAGGAGATGACTTCTGGCGGCGGAGGGGTAGTTATCAACATCCAGAACTACACGTCATCGTCCGTTGATGCACAGGCTGGCACTGATGCAAATGGAGGACTTACCGTTGATGTCATTGTTGCAGACCTGAACAACGGCGGGCCAATCAGCAGCGGTATAACCAGTAACTTCAATGTTAAACGCACGCCAAGGGGGCAGGGCTGATGCCAATTATCGACTATCCCGACTGGCTGCCGCTGGCGCAGAAGGCCAGCAAAAACATGACGCTCGATACCGGGTTCCAGACCGACCAGCCAGCGGTCGGCCCGGCTATCTTCCAGAACCTTACCGACGACCTGAAAGTGACCTGGTCTCTGACGTGGATCTTCACCTTGGCGGAAGACCGAGCATTTCAGCAATGGTTACGTAGTCCCAACTATCTTCACGGCGGTATTTATTGGTTCAGAATGCCGATAAATCTTGGCGGTAGTGGCTTGCAAGTTCAGGAGCTTCACTTTACGAAAGATGGTTTCCCTGTCCAGACCAATATTTCTGGCGGAGTGGTGACCTGGACGGGAACCGTTATTGCCAACCACCTGTACAACGCCGATGACGAGTTTGACGACATCATTGTTGAACTGCCGCCGCCGTGGGATTCGTGGCTGGATATCGTTGTCACGGGTTATCCGGACGGGCGCGATCCGGAATCACTACCGAGGGTGCCGTAATGCCGAGCTTCAGGGAGTATAAGCAGCAACGCCCGACGCGCGGACTGTACGACACCATTACGTTCTACCATCCATCCTTTGGCTATGTCCGCCTGGTCGACAAGCAGTTCTTTGCGAAGACGCTCGGCGGCCAGACGTACACGCCAGCGCGCTTTGAAATCGAGGAGAGTCAGCAGAGCGGTACTCCGGTGATCGACGCGACGGTGAAGTTAGGGCGGCTGTCGTCGGACATCAAAGCTCTGATGAAGCAGTGGAAGGGGGCTGCCCGGATAACGGCCATCACAGCCACTAGGCAGATCTTCGACAGCGGCGACGTGTCTGTGCCGATTAAGTCCTGGCAGCTTTACGTCAAGACGGTGGACATCGATGCCGACGCCGCGTCTGTCACCCTGTCTGTGACCAACCCGCTCAATAATAATATTGGAAAATTATACGATCCCCGCGAATACACTGGACTCCAGTACCTATAAGGAATCCGCATGACTAAAGATGAATTTATCCGGCGGGTTATCGGAGTGCCGTGGGCTAACCGGGCCTGCTCGTTCGAGAAAGTCGACTGCTGGGGCTTATGCGTGTTGTATTACCGCAATGTCCTCGGCATTGAGTTGCATCAGACGCCGGATTACGAAGCCGGGGCCGACTTCTTCACCTGCTATGAGGGTGACGTCGTTTTCTGGCGCCAGGTCGATAAACCTGTCGATGGCGGGATATTTGTCGGGTACCGCGGCACGCAACCGGCACACGTTGGCCTGGTGCTTAACAGGCAGGCGCTGCATTCACGCGGCGAGAACGGAAGCGTACGCATGGACTCGTTGCTGGTCATTCAGCGGGCATTCAACAAAGTGGAGTACTTTTCTTATGGCGCTGGTTGAGATATCGAACTTCCCAGGAACGCCTAAGCTGCGTTGCAGGGTGCCAAACGGCACCCTTTTTTATGACTGGCTGGCGGCCAATGACGCTACTTTCCACCGCGACCTGCTGATCGTCCGCAATGGTGTGAAGCTGGGCGACGATGACGAACTGGCGTTTGAGCTGAGTGAGCTGGACCACATCCAGATATTCGACCAGCCGAAGGGCATTGTCGGCGACATCCTGAGCCCGATTTTTAAAGTCGTTGGCCAGGTGTTTTCGTTCCTGGCGCCGAAGCCGGCAATCGCGAACAACGGCGGTAATACCGTCGACTCACCGAACAATAGCCTGACCGGTCAGACAAACACCGCGCGCGTCTACAAAGCCAAGCCGGATATCTACGGCCAAATCCGTTCGTTCCCGGATCTGATTCAGGAATCGGTATTTGAATACGTTCACCAGACGTCTACCGACGGCGGCCTGAAGTACGTTACAGAGTGGATGTGCATCGGGATCGGCAAATACGATTACGAGTCCGTGCGCTACTCAGAATCAAGCCTCGGTTCACTGGCCGGTGCCGAATTCCAGTTCTTCCAGCCTGGCGAAGTTATCCCGCAGATCGTTGAGGGGTACGGATTCGATGACGTTGACGGGCAGGAGGTGCCCGGGCAGAACGAAGCCAGCGACTTCCCTATCGAAACAGCAACGGCAAACACGGTGGTCAGCGGCACCTATTCCGGCGGCCAGATAGCGATGAAAATCGTTAAGCAGGCTGAGTTCGATTACTTCATGGGGCTGGTGCTGCCGCACGCTGTAACCTTCACCATCAACGTGACGTACAGCACGGCCTCCGGAAACGTCACTACCGATGCGACATTCTCCGGCACGCTGATCTCCGCCGTTGAAACAAACGACGGCGCGGTGGTGAACCCGGTGCGCTGGTACACGTTCACGATGAACCAGCTGGAGGGTCCGCAGGACATCCCGGCGAATGCCACGATCAACACCACGAAATTCATCCTCAACGACAACGAAGCGCTTGTGGTTGGGCCGTTCTTCTCCCCGGTCGAATCCACTCAGTTATGGCTTCATACCCAGTCCAGCCTGGGCGGGAAGAAAGAGACCAACTGGAAGGTTGTCATCTGGAAAATCGACGACGACTACAACCAGGTCCCGGGTACGCAGCAGACGTTTACGTACCGGCAGACGACGCCGCACCAGTCGACGAGTGAGGTGTTTTATCGCACTGACAAGATCACTCCGACCGGCGGGTTCGGGAAATACGCGGTCAGCTTCCAGCGCACGGATAACTCTGGTGACGCGTCACTGCTCAAGGTCGAAGAGATCCACAGCATCAACATCAGGACAAACGTCGTTCACCCGACCGACACGCTGGTGCGCGTAAAAGTCAGGGCGACCGAGAATGCCCTGGGCAGCCGTGAGCGCAAATATAACGCCCTGGTGACGCGCCATACCATCACATACGACCTGGACACGCAGACGGTGGATTACACCCTGAGGCCGTCGCGCTCGTTCGCTGATGCAGTGGCTCACACCTGGCTGATTATGGGTGAGCAACCCGTAAGCAGCATCGACCTGTACGGTCTGTACTCTATTGCTGAAAGCTTGCCTGACGAGCGCCTGGGCTACTTCGACTATACGTTTGACGACGAGAACGACTCACTGGGAGACCGTGTCCAGGCGATCTGCAATGCTGCGTCGGTTGTGGCGTACTGGGACGACGGCGTGCTGACGTTTACCCGTGATCAGAAGGTTGACTACCCGGCGGCAGTATTCAACCGGGCCAACATGAAGACTGACGAGTACAAAATGACGTACGAAGCTACTCTTCCAGGCGGTTATGACGGCGTGCAGGTGTCCTACGTTCACCCGACCACGAACAATAAGACGTACATCAACTACCGCGTGCTGAACGGCGCCATCGTCGAGCAGGAAGCTGAGAACCCTAACAAGCTGGAGATAGTCGGCTTCCGTAATGAGTATCAGGCCCGTGAGCGCGCGCTGCGGGAAACCAAGCGCCTGATCTACTCCCGGGTGAAGATGAATGCCAAAGTTTTCGAGGACGGCATTATCCAGGTCGGCAGCGTCATTCAGATGCCGGACATCTACGACAGCAACCAGCAAGGTGGTTACGTCACCGGCCGCACCGGTAACAACTTCGATACCAGCGAGCCGATCATCTTCACCGGTTCGATGTACGTGCTGGTGACCGACAGCCTGGGTAACCCGACACTGCGCTATCCGGCAACCGCCCGTGCTGACACGAAGTACGGATTCACCGCGGCAATACCCGACATTCAGCTCAATATATGGAACGGAGACACTGTGCAGCTCCCGTCGCGCTACCTCATTGCGACAGTGGAAGAGCTGAATAGTCAGCTATGGACGGTGAACAGCATCAAACCAAACACAGATAACACTGTTTCACTAACAGTCGCAGAATACAGCGACGCCATCTACGAATAAGCCCCATCCCAACAAACAACACCCGGCCACCGCGCCGGGTTTTTTTATGGAATCAATATGGCTACGACACCAACAAACCTGCCTGTTCCAAGCGAATCACCGCGCGATCTGAAGTTCAACGCCGGGAAAATTGACGAGTTCGTCACTTCGATGGGGTGGACTTATATCGATCGCTTTGGTCAGAAGCACTACACAATCGAGGGAATCAATTACATCGCGCAGCAGGCAATGAACGCCTTCGGTTACGTTATCCTTACAGGGAAAACATTCACCACCGGCGCGACTATCAACAACCCTAATGAGGTGCTGCTGAACACCGCCGACGGCGAATATTACAAATGGACTGGTACGTTTGCATCCGGCCCGAAAGTTGTTCCGGAAAACTCTACCCCTGCCAGCACTGGTGGCGTTGGTCCTGGTTCATGGGTTGGTGTCGGTGATGCATCTCTTCGTGCAGCACTGGCCGCGATGGATGGCGAGAAGTTAATTGGTGAGTGTCCAGACATTGCTACGCTTAGAACTATAGAGCCATCCTATGACAAGCAGCGCATCACCGTGCGGGAGCACACCGCAAATACCGGCTATGGTGGTGGTCAGTTCCGGGCCGTAATGTCAGGATCGTCGTACGCTGACAACAACGGGACAATCATCAAAACTAGCGGTGGCGCTGCATGGGTGCGGGTAAACGTCGGTTATATATCACCGTATATGTTCGGAGCGCTACCGAGGGTTGACGCAACTACCCCTACAGCACATACAGCCATTAATGCGGCGGCGGCAGCCGCTGTGTCACAAAACGCCATATTTGATGGGCTCGGAGCTACATTTAATGTAACCGGGGAATGCACAATCAACAACAGCAACTCCATAATTTTTCAGAATATGGGTCTTGTCGTTACTGATGTCGCTGCATCTTTCAATGTTGTGCGCGTGCGCAACGCAGACCACACTATACGACGAATACGTATTGAGGGGAGCAACTCTAAAGTTCTTGGTATTAATGTAGAATCTACCGCAACAGGTACTATTGTTGAGAGCTGTAAAGTAACCAATACTGGGCTAACCGCGATATACAGCACCGCCTCGCGAGTTGTTGCCAGGAATAACCAGACAGACTCTTGCGGTCTTTTAGGAACAGGCAACTACCGTTGCAGTATCTGGTTCAACGAGAACGAACATGCTGTTATGGAGGGGAACATTTGCACCAATTGCGCTTGGGGAATCCTAATGAGAAATACCATAGGAACATCTCAAGGTTACTTTAATACCATGCGTAATAACATTGTTGTCTCAGCTTCAGGAACGGATTCATCATGCCAGGGAATATCCGCTTCTGCTCAGTTCCATTTAAGCACAACAGACAACATAGTAAGGGGTTTCCCTAATAACGCAATTGACCATCAGAATTGTTTTGGGATGATTATCACAGGAAATCAGATTCATCAGTGCAGCGATGGTGTATTCATTGGCGACCGTTCATGTGGTCGCATTATAATCAGCAACAATAACATCGAAGCATGCAATAACGGGATACAGTACTATAACCCGGCCAACTCCACTCCTGATTACCAAAACCAGACATTTGCTGACGTGCAGATTACAAATAATGTCATTTATACCTCCGCTTTAAAAGGTATTAATATGATTATGACAGGGACTACATCTGCGAACCATATAACAAACATTAGCGGCAACATAGTAGACGGAAACGGAAGCGCAGGCCTTGGTATAGTTTTGAATACTGTTAGCTTTGGAAGTGTCAGCCAAAACCAAGTACGCAGAGTTCGCGGGCATGGAATTGATGTTACAGCATGTGAAGGACTTCGTATTCTGGGGAATACAATAGTTGATGCGGGACACACAACAACTGGAATTTACAACGGCATAAATTTAAGCTCATGCAATAGGTGCAATGCATCAGATAACTATGTGAATGGTTCATCATTGCTCTATGCTGTTGTTTTAGGTGCTGGCGCATATAATATGGCATATACAAACCATGCCCGAGCCACTTCCGGGACGACGGCTGTTAGTATATCTGGAGGAACCGGTAACGTTGAATCATTAAACATTAAGTCATGAACAAAGCGCCCCTCGCGGGGCGCATATATTTAAATTGGCATTCCATATTTTGCATTCATTTCTCTATCAGGCTGAATCTTTATCTCAATATTTCGAGGTATCAATCCATTTGATTTAAGAGTTTCAGAAATCTGCCTTCCTCTGGTGGTGGGGAACGGCCAGTTACCGTATCCTCCTCCTTTTGGAACATGAAGAATCATAGTTCTCTGATTGGATTGTACTGCCGATACCACCTGATTTATCATGTCCTGACCAATCGCATTAGCGACGGAGAAAGGGACATTAGCGTTGTGTGATTCACGCAAAGAATGTGATTGATCTGTAGCTTTGTTAACTAGGCATAGTAAAACTATTGGGGTAATGTATTGAACAGCCTTAAAGCGCTCAATGAAGTAACCAAGTCCTATGCTAGCTGCTACTATCAGGTACATGAACGAACCCCACATTGCTACAGGTCGAGTCGCATAGTTAGCGCTAGCCTTTGCGCATACCAGAATAAGAGCTAAGGTGGTAATGGCTCCAGCAATCACTGATACCCAGAAAGCGTATCTTTTCCCTTCAGTTGTCTCATCTGATTTTCTTCTTAGCAAGAACACCACGCCGCAAACCAATCCAACAGCCAGCACAACGAAGAAGGTGCGATCTGTTAATTTAAGCAGTGAGTAAAATGCATTGACTGTACCTGAAATATCCAGATGATCTTTTGCCATTCGGTCCGCTCTTCCTCCGTTCATTTCAAAGAGAGCAGAAATAATCCACATCGCCAGAGTAATGCAGTGGAAAGGATAAGCCTTAATCGTCTCAACAATTTTAAATCTGTTGCTAATGAGGTTCAGAAGAAGTACCACACCGCACATTACTGCAAGCACAACACTGGCAAAAATGTTCGAAAATACACATAGGTAAATGGCGAATATCAGCACGCCAGAAAAGATCGCTCTTTCGTAAAAGAAGGGTTTTAATGTTGCCGCCATTCTTAAAACGTAAAGTGTCAGCGTGCCGTTTATGAGTGCTGGAACAATGTAGTGATAATAACAAGTAAGATTTTGCTCCCATAACAGGTACGGACTGTTGTTATTATTGAGAGTTCTGAACAGTCCAAACATGCACAGTAGGTATAAGATAACCATGACGGAGCTAGTGTATGTTGACAACCCAGCTGTTTCTCTCATCAAAACATAGAATTGATAAAGAAACGCCACAACAAGAATAGCAACTAAAACCGCCGTCAAATAGGCGATAGCTTCAAGGAAAGTAAATCCAAGTGGCATTACGACCGATGAGGCAATGTTACCAAAGAGTGGGAAAGCAACCTCAGGCACAACCTTAATTGGATTAAAACCTCCCCACTGTGGATATGCCTGCCTTCCGGAAGAAAGATTGATCCACTCATCACCAGAGATAATTGTCACCGGATGGATAGCAGTAAAAAACACAGCCACTACAGCAAAAACAAAAGTGAATAACACCCACTTTAAATGAGTTTCTTTTTCCAAAGCCTGACTAATCATTTCTCTTCCTTCCGATTATCCTTGAGATCGTTTTTGATGATATAACGAGGTCTTCCCTTAACTTCCACATAAATCCTGCCGATATACTCCCCAAGCACACCTATACCTATCAACTGAATCCCGCCCAAGAAAAGTATTGAAACCAGCATTGATGGATAGCCACGAACCGGATTGCCGAACGCTAACGTGTCGACGATCATCCATGCGCCGTAGATGAAGGCCAGGCCAGCAACGAACAAGCCAATATACGTCCACATGCGCAGCGGGAATGTTGAGAAGCTTGTGATACCTTCAAGTGCAAGATTCCATAGCTTCCAGCCATTAAATTTAGAATCACCAGCGACACGCTCTGCGCGAGCATACTCAACAACATCAGTCCGACCGCCAACCCAACTCAAAACGCCTTTCATGAAAAGGTTGCGTTCAGGCATTAGCTTGATGTTTTCAACAACATCCCGAGACATCAGGCGGAAGTCGCCAACGTTTTCCTCGATCTGCGGATTGCTGATTTTGTTGTGCAGCTTGTAGAACCACTCAGCGGTCTTGCGTTTGAGTCGTCCATCAGTAGAGCGGTCAGAACGTTTAGCCAGCACCATATCCGCCCCGGCCTGCCATTTCTCTATCAGGGGCGGTATAACCTCAATTGGGTCCTGCAAATCAACATCTATCGGGATAATAGCTTCACCGCTTGCATGGTCCAGGCCTGCAAACAGCGCAGGTTCTTTACCGAAATTGCGGGTAAAGGAAAGAGGAATGACAAGCGGATCGGCCACAGCGAGCGCATTTATTATTGATTCTGTCGCATCTTTACTGCCGTCGTTAATGAAGACTATCTCTACTTCATGCTGCTGAAGCCCTTCAAATTCCCGAACCGTTTTATAAAAAATCGGTATCGCGTCTTCTTCGTTGAAGACGGGAACGACCAGAGAAATTTTCATTTCGCATCCCTAAAGACAATGAACTTTGAATAGATAAATCCGCACACCAGACTGATGGCGGAGAACACAATTAACGTGATGATAGGAGCCATGCCAGACTTATCAGCGCACCATCCAACAATCGCGCTCAGTGAGCCCATGAACCCGACGTAAAGCATGTATCTCATGGTTGTTGTGGAAGACTTGAAAGTAAATCTGGCGTTTGCAAAGAAGCTGAAAGACACCGCCACAACGAATCCGGCAAAGTTGCCAAGTGCCTGACCTGTATGGAATGCGTAAATGCAAACGGCGAACACAACCCAGTGAATGAGCGTGTTAATGACGCCGATTGATGTGTACTTAGCAAAGAGCTTTAACATTATATAAATCAGTCAATTCGGAAAGGTCTGAAGTTTAGCACCACTGTGAAACTTGATCGACCCTCATATTTGACGATACTGTATATACATACAGTTATTTTGTGAGGTGATTATGCCACGCACAGCAGACATTCATGCCGCGTTTGTTGCGGCCATAGAGTTAAACCCCAAGGGGTATCGTTACCTGAGCACAGACAGCTTCATTGAAAAGCTACGGGAGTTCAACTGGCACTACACGCGCGAAGATGCGAACGCCTGGATAGAGCGCTATCAAAAAGACTTCGCCGACAAGACGACTGACGGCAGCGATAACCGGTACTGGATCTTACGCAACATGGGGAGGGTGCAATAATGGGATTTGCGTCACCAGCGAACGATTATGTCGAGCGCCAGCTCTCGCCAGAGGTAATTTGCAACATAGGGGCTGAGAGCAGGGTGCTTGAAACTGATGTTGGCTTTGCCATCATTGAACCTGCGGCCAAAAGCGCGCCAGGAGATGTGCTGCTCATTTTATGCGAGGGCAGGACCCAGTTCGCCAAGCTCATGGGTCAAGCTCTCATCACGGACGACGGCGAAGCGATAGAAGGGGTAGTGCTGGAAGAGGTTGAGGTGCTGGGCCGGGTATCGTTCTTCATCAATCGTGCTTTTAATGATGACGGGTGCCCGGTGATGTGATGGGGCATATGTGGGGCAAGAAACAGCACTCGCTCTAAGGTGAACTTAGACGACTGATGTTTTCGACGACTGCAACCATCTGTTATTTAGTGCGCTCTTGGACGATCTTTGTCGTTTATGAAAATTACATGGTCATATGATGTCGATGCAGGTGTGAAACCTTCCAATCTTACGCTGGCAGCCTGATGGCTTTAATGCCACAATATTTTTTTCTTCGCATGCAGGAAAGATGATGAAAAAAGTAGCAATTGTGGCTGCAATGCTGACGTTAGCGGGATGCGTTCAGGTCGAAAACTATCAGGAAGTGGTTAAGCATCCGGCACCTTCGCATCTGGCAGGTTACTGGCAGTCGAAAGGGCCGCAGAGCGCGATGGTGAGCCCGGAGGCGATTGCCACGCTGGTGGTGACGCCAGAGGGTGATACCCTGGACTGCCGTCAGTGGCAGCGCGTTATCGCGGTGCCGGGTAAGATCATGCTGCGTTCAGATGATTATTATAACGTGACCGAAAAACGAGACGTCTATCCGCTCGATCGTGATGGGGCGGCGCTGGAGTATGACGGCATGGAACTGTACAAGGTTGACCGCCCAACGGTGGAATGCGCAGATTACCTGAGCAAGAATCCGCTGGAGAGTAAGCTTCCGTAA